AGGTAACCAAGTTTTCACAAATGATATTCAACATGCATCTACTCCTTGGATACAATCTCAGTTGATTTCTGGTGAAAGACATAACCTTTTCAAATTACATACTTTAGGTGATGGTACAAACTACAACAAAGAATATAAGATTGCAATCTTTAATGTAAAAGCGGCTGGTGCAAATGCATCTACTGATTATTCTACATTCTCTATTGCGGTAAGAAAATATTCAGACACAAATAAAAGACCAGTAATTTTAGAAACATTTAGTAATCTTACATTAGACCCAGCTTCACCAAACTACATTAAAAAAGTAATTGGTGACCAAGATATTGTTATCGATGAAAATGGAAAACAAACTCTTAATGGTGATTATGTAAATCGTTCTAAATATATTAGAGTAGAATGTGTGGCAGAAGGTTCATTCCCAATTACGGCTGCACCTTTCGCACATGGTGCTTATGTTAATCCAATTTATGTAGGTGCTAATGGAACTGAATCTATGGTCCCTGCGGTTATCTTCTCAACTGGTTCAGAAAATAATAACTCATCAATTGTTTCAAATTATAGTGGTATTGATTTAGAAACTTCAGTTGTAAAAATTGATAACTCTGCATATCTTTCACCAATTCCTGCTTCGGCAACAATTGGTGGTAACACTGCATTCCCATTCGATGCGGCATTCACTGCAATCGTAGGTGGTGTTGTATCTCCTAAAAACTTTGGATATACATTATCAACAAGTGATGATTCATCAACAATTAATAAAAGACAATTCATTGTAGGATTCCAAGAAGGATTTGATGGATGTTCACCAACTACTGAAATCGCACTTGCAGGTTCATCTGCAAACTTTGGTAGTGGTAATACTCAAGGATTTAATTGTTCTACATCAACATCAAGTGGTTCAGTTGCTTATGTTAAGGCAATCAATGCAGTATCTAACCCTGATGATTTCGATATCAACTTGGTATCTGCACCTGGTATTGTTCGTAGACATCACTCTTATGTATTTGATAAGATTGTTGACATGGTAGAGGCTAGAGAAGATGCATTCTTCATCGGTGATGTTGTTGGTGTAACTTACAACTCTGCAAATGGACAAGTTTCAACAGATACTATTTCACAGGCTGTTGAACAGGCTAGTAACTTAGATTCTAACTATGTTGGTACTTATTATCCATGGGTTAAAACAATCGATTCAAGAACAAATAAACTAACCGCAGTTCCACCATCAGTATTGATGCCTGGAATATATGCAGCCAATGATGCTATCGCAGCTGAATGGTTCGCTCCCGCTGGTTTGAATAGAGGTGGAATCATCGGAGCAGTAACTGTAACTGATAGATTAACTCATGCTGAAAGAGATACTTTATATGAGAACAAAGTAAATCCAATCGCTTCTTTCCCTGGCGAAGGTATCGTTGCATTCGGTCAGAAAACTCTTCAAGATAGAGCATCTGCACTTGATAGAATCAACGTAAGAAGATTACTTATCAAAGTTAAGAAGTATATTGCTTCTACATCAAGATACTTGGTGTTCGAACAAAATACGGCACAAACAAGAGGAAGATTCCTAAATACTGTTAATCCATATTTAGAAGGAATCCAACAAAGACAAGGTTTATATGCATTCCGAGTAGTGATGGATGAAACTAATAACACACCTGATGTAATCGACAGAAACATCTTGGCTGGACAGATTTTCTTACAACCAACGAAAACTGCTGAATTCATCGTGTTAGATTTCAACATTCTCCCAACAGGAGCTTCGTTCTCGGCATAATTTAGAATAAAAAATAAAAAGGACTATATTTATAATAGTACAAAATAGGAGAAACAAAAAATGGCAGAAGTATTAGAATTTAACGATATGTTCTATACCAATTTCGAACCTAAAATGCAAAATAGGTTCATCATGGAAATTGATGGTATTCCTTCATATCTTATCAAAGTAGCAACAAGACCTACTATTCAGTTTGAAACTGTTGTTCTTGACCACATTAACGTTAAGAGAAAACTTAAAGGTAAAGGTGATTGGCAAGACGTAACAATGACACTTTATGACCCAATTGTACCATCAGGTGCACAAGCGGTAATGGAGTGGGTAAGAACATCACACGAATCTCTAACAGGTAGAGATGGATACGCAGATTTCTATAAGAAAGATATCCAATGTTATCTATTAGGACCTGTTGGTGATAAGATTGAACAATGGACTTTAAAAGGTGCATTTATCCAATCAGCTAACTTCGGTGGATTGGATTGGTCATCAAACGAACCTACTTCGATTGAACTAACACTTTCTTACGATTACGCTATCTTAGAATTCTAATATTGCTCCAACTTATTTTTTATAAACAAAAAAGTTCTCTTCGTGAGAACTTTTTTTTTGTCTTTTTTCAACTTTTTTCTTTTTATATATTTATATAAAACAAATTAAATTAAAGTTATATGGCAAATTACGATTTTCC